TTGAAGGGTTTAGGAAATTTTATGCTGTAATTGAAGGTATAGCAAAAATATTAGTTGGATTAGGGAAAGGTATAGCAACTATATTTGGTTCTATTTCTAGTGCAATTAGTGGAACATATAAACTTTTACTCTCATTCAAAGATAAGTTAGTAGAGATTATTGATCTTTCCAATAGTATGAAAGAGCCAGATACTTTTAATTATTTTAAAACTCAAGATCAGAGTTCTTCTTTTTACGATACACAGAGTAAAAGTTATTTATCTAATGAAGAGAAAATTAAAAATTTAACAACAACTCTCGATTATTTTTTGAAAAAACAAAAAGAAGTTGAAGAAAAACTTAAAAATCAAGGATGGTTTACCAGTTTGTTTAGTGGATCTGAACTGTCAGATATTAAAAGTAACATATCAGATCTTCAAAAACAAATAGTAGAATTAGGTGGTAGTTACAATCTAACTTCTGAATTAGCACAATCATTCAATGGGACATTGATTGCTCTCAATAATTCTGTCGCATTAAATACTACAAGTTATGAAAATTTAGCGAATGCAACATCAAATGATTTTGCATTGATTGCTAATGCATCTAAAAATGCTGGCGTAGAAATAGATCAAACATCATCTAATATTCTTAAAAGTTTTGATAATATTAAATTCAATATTAATGAAGCTTCACAAAGCATGGAAGAATTTTATAAACATGCTAAAAAATTAACTGGATTGGATTTAAGTGGATTTGCATCAGGATTAGAAAATAAATTAGATTATGTTGCAACCGAGTTAGACATAGCAAGTAGAGGTGGAGATCCAGCAGAACAGAGACTCGCAGTAGAAAAAGAAAAAAATATTAAAAAACTAGAGGCTTTAGAATATTCATATAAATATGAAGGAACATATACTCCAGAAGTAGAAGCCGATTTAAAGAAACAATATGACGATATTGAAAGAATATATCAAAGTTCTTTAAAATTAAAACAATTAAATGATCAAAATAGAGAAACAAGGTCAGAACAAAAGAAAATTGAAAATAAAGAACCATTAATGTTAAGAGATGTTGACCAAAATATTTCAAAAATAACAGAAGAATACAAGCAACAACAAAGTAATTTATCGTCTATTCAAATTGAATATCAATCAGAGATGTTAAAAGAAAGTGGAAAATATTACGAAGCGGAAGCTTTGTTAATTCAAAAAAATTCAAATGAAAAAATAGATTCTCTTCAAAAAGAAAGAGATCAAATAGAAGCAACTTATCTTGAAACGTATCAAAAAATAATAAAAGCACAAGAACAAGGAAGAGATATTGATCCTAAAATAAAGGAACAAATGGATCAGGCAAAAAAGAATGCAGAAGAAACAATATCTCTACTTGATCAACAAATTTTAAAAGAAGATCAATTAAGAACTTTGAAGTTAACAATGTTTGAAATTGAAAGAGATTTGAATAAAGAAACCGATAAACAGCAAGCAAAATATGATTATTCACAAGAGACACAATCTATTGAAGAACAATATAAAATTCAGACCGATTTATTAAAAGTAGAAGAAGAAAGAGAGTTAAGACAAAAGTTTATAACTGGAGCGACACAAGAAGAACTTTATTATACAAAATTATTGTATGATGAAAGAGTTAGGGTTGCAGAGTTAAATGCAAGGGGCTCATTCTTAGACGGATTAAGAGAAGGTGCGAATAAATTTAGCAAAGAAATACCTACAATTGCACAAACAGGATTAAGTGTTTTTGAATCTCTGAAAAATGGAATCAATGAAATGAGTGATGCTTTTGTAGATTTTGCTATTGAAGGAAAACAAAGTTTTGGTGATTTAATTTCATCAATGCTTAGAGATATGGCAAAATTAATGGTTAATCAAATATTTACATCATTTTTTGGTAAAGTATTAAATATGTTACCAGGAATTGGAACATCTAGTCTCACTAGTACAAATTATATGGTTGGAAGTTCTTATTGGCATACTGGAGGTGTTGTAGGATATTCCGCTCCAACTTCACAAGCATTTGTATCACCGGCTCTTTTTAATAATGCTCCAAGACTTCACAATGGCTTGAAATATGACGAGTTTCCTGCAATTCTTCAAAAGGGTGAAACTGTAATTCCTAAAAATGCGTCAAATGGAAAACCAAAAGAAGGAATGAATGTGACTGTAAAAATAGAAAATCAAACTGGTCAGCCAATAGAAGCGGAACAAAAAGGAACTTCATTTGATGCTGAAGGATATATTGTTAATGTTATTGCAAAGAATTATGAACGTGGTGGGAATATTTGGAAAATGATGAGAGGTAAAAAATAAATGGCATTTCCATCAATTACTGCAATTGTTGAAGGATATTCAGTAGAAAAAGCATTTGATCCGACAATTAGAAGTCGTTCTGAATCAGGATATTTAAAAACTCGATCTAGGTGTACTCGAATTCCAGATAAATGGTCTGTTTCTTATATAATTACAACTGCACAGAAGACATTACTTGAAACACACGTTGATTCAGTTGGTGTTGGAGCAAATTCATTTACCTGGACAGATCCTGCAACTTCAACAAGTCATTCGGTAAGATATTCTGAGCCTGTTAAATATTCTACAGTAGCATCAAATACTCATTGGAGAGCACAAATAACTGTTGAGGAAGTATGAAAACATTACCATCAGTTCTTGTTTCGGAAAAAAATAAATTATTTACGTCTACAGTATGGATTGTTTTACTTGATATTACTCTTGATTCAACTGTCTATAGATTTTGCTCCAATAATGAAGATGTTACTTTTGATGGAGAAACGTATAATTCATTTCCTTTTGATTTAGAACCAACTTCTGAAAGTGGAAGTGGTGAGATTCCTACCGTTACATTAAGAGTATCAAATGTTACTCAAATTATTCATGCATATCTAGAACAACTTAATGGGGCTGTAGGAGCAACTGTAATTATTAGAGTTGTTAATTCAGCATATTTATCAGAAAATTATTCTGAATTAGAATTTAATTTTTCAATATTATCTGTTTCAGCAAATGATGAATGGCTTATATTTATTCTTGGAGCAGAAAATCCGTTAAGAAGACGCTTTCCTCCCTATAGATTTATTGCTAGTCATTGTCATTGGGATTTTAAAAGTGTTGAATGTGGATATGCTGGAGCTGTTACAACTTGCGATAGATCTTATGAAAGATGTTCTGCTCTTAATAATACAGAACGATTTGGGGGATATAGAGGATTGATGGAGAAGTCGTGGAAGATTGTTTAAAAATTTCATGGCAAGATATTATGGGTAAACCGTTTCAATACGGAGGCAGAGGTCCAAATTCTTATGATTGTTATGGATTGATTATAGAACTTAACAATCGTCTTAATCGATTTATGCCTCCTGATTTTATTTCTACTTCAGATGTCGATATCATTTGTAAACAGATAGATTGTGCAACATCAATTCAGTTTAATAAATTATTAAAACCAATTCCATTTTGTTTGGTAACATTTTTTATCAAACCAAGGATTACTTCTCATATTGGAATGGTATTGCCTAATTTATATCAATTTATTCATATCACTGAAAATACTTCAGTTTCAATAGACCGTCTTGATTCTCATGAATGGAGCCGTCGAATAACTGGTTATTGGGAGCATGTTACGTGGGTATAAATGAATGTAAAGATATTCAATTAGTTTCAATAGATAATCCGTTTGTCTTATCTGATAAAACTATTCGTCCGATTCCATGGTATCAAGGGATGTCTCTTGGAGAAATAATTTCTCCATATTATTCAATTGATATCGATGTTCGGATATATTTGAATAATAAATCAATACCTTTAAAAGATATAAATAATATATTTCCGAAACCAGGAGATTCATTAACAATTATTCCTGAATTTCATGGTGGTGGAAATGGTGGTAAAATGGTATTAAAAGCCATCATGATGATTGGTATTGCAATCATCTCTGTTTATACAGGTGGTGCCGCGGCAAGTCTTTTCCCAGCTATTGGAGCTATGGGTCAAGCAGCGGTTTCTGCTGGTGTAATGATGGTTGGTGGACTTTTAGTGAATGCGTTAATTCCAATCACGCCAGAATCATCAAAAATTGGTGATAATACAGACTCATCAGTATATTCATGGGGACCAACAAATACACAGTCTCAAGGTGTTCCTGTTCCTAGATATTATGGGGTGAATAAATTATATGGAAATATTATTTCATCTTGGATTGAAACAGAAGGTGATGATCAATTTTATTATGCACTAGTTTGTCAAGGTATTGGACCTGTAAAATCACTTACGCGATTTCAAATTAATGATCAACCTATTGGACGCTTTGAAAATGTTTTAGTTACTTCAAGAAGAGGTTTTTATCACCAAACAGTTATTCCAAAAATGAATACGACAAAACTTTATTATCCAACAAATGTTAAAATAGCTAAAGATCAAAATTATGTTTATACAACTACTGGTGATGATTTTGATGGACTATCAGTAGATATATATTTTCCACAAGGTGTGTGGAAACTTCAAAATGATGAAAAAGACGGCGCAAAGATGATATGGCATGAAGTTCCATATCAAGTAAAAGTAAGAAAAGTTGGTGATACCACATGGATACCAATTACAAATAGACAAGTTGAAAGTGGTACAAATGAATGGGTAAGTGGATCTTATTGGAGTCTTGGTCAATGGGTTAATATTTCTTTTAGGAATACTCTTCGTAATGATTGGTTAGAAGTTCAAAGAGGCGAATCTTCATATGATGATCCGGCAACAGGTCTCCCTTATCATGAAAATGGAGAACCTGGGGATTCTCCATATGAAGATTGTACTTGGCAGTGGAAAGAAGATGGATATTATATTTATAATCCGGGAACTCCAACTTGGGTAGATTATAATCTTGCAAGAGGAAGAACAAGTAAGCCTATAAGAAAAATACATGGTTATCAAGTTCCTAATAATGCTCATGGACAATATGAAGTTCTTATTAATAGAACTACTAGCGATAGTACCAGCAAGAAAATTGGCGATGATATGTATTTTGCTGGTGTTAGAGAAATTATTAAAGAAAAATATACATATCCAGGTCATGTGTTAAATGCAGTTAGTGCAAAAGCAACAGAGCAACTTTCTGGAAGTTTACGTTTTTCTTGTATGTCTGAAGGAGCAATTGTAAGATGGTATGATGCTGATGATACAGCATGGAAAATTAGTTATAGCAATAATCCAGCATGGGTAGCATGGGATATTGTTACACAACCAGTAATTACAGGGGAAGGAACTTTAGGATTACCATATGCTATAAATAGATATCTTGGAATAAACCCAAGCAGGCTTGATTTTAATAAATGGCTTGAATGGGCAAATTATTGTAATGCTCAGGTTGATGATGGTGATGGTGGAACTGAAAAAAGAATTACATTTAATGGTGCATTTGATTATGATGGATCAATGTGGGAAGCCTTACTTAAAGTTTGTTCAATTGGTAATGCTGTCCCCATTTGGAATGGATCAAACCTTACATTAGCAATTGATAAAGAAGAAACTGGTCCATTTCCATTATGGTCAGTTGGAGATATTTCAGAAGGTTCATTCTCGGAGAATTTTCTTCCAATGGAAGAACGTGCTACTGAAATAGAAGTAGATTTTGTTAATGCTCAAGCAGATTATCAAAGAGATAAACTCATTGTTTATCAACCTGGAGTTGATAGTAATGGATTCCGAGCCACAATCGATCTATTTGGAGTAACAAGTCCATCTGAAGCTTGGCGGGCTGCTATGCGGCGGCTTATGTATAATAAGTATGTTGCAAGATCCATTAGTGTAAGAAAAGATATAGAAGCTCTTAATGCGACAATAGGTGATGTTGTAAATATCCAACATGATGTCCCTCAATGGGGTGTTGGAGGAAGGATTGTCTCTGCAACAACAAGCACGGTTACTTTTGATAGGACTGTAACAATTCTTGCTGGATATACATATAAAGTTTTAATTCGTTCAGAATCCGATGTTGTTCAAGAAAGAACAGTTACAACTGGAGCAGGAACTTATACTACAGTTTCTATATCGGTAAATTTTAATCCAACACCAGCGAAATACGATGTTTATGCATTCGGTCAAGTAGATACTGTTGTTCGTCCATTTAGAATTACAGGTTTAAGAAGAAATAACGATTTAACATTTGATATTGAAGCAACAGAATATAGACCGGAATGTTATCAATTTGAATCTAATATTCCGGCTTTTGATAGTAGATCAACACAAAGTTTATTAGCAATGCGTCCAAGGGAAGTTACATTGGACGAAATGGATTTTATGGACCCTAATGATGGAAGAAAATCTAAGGGTATCAGAATTGATTTTACTCCGAGTGATGATGCTTTATATTCTCATGTTGAAATATGGCATAAAGAAGGAAATACTGCTGCAACAAAAGATTGGACATATGACGGGACTTCAAATGGAACATCATATGAAATTGTTGGGTTAAATTCAAAAACTAGGTATACAGTTACATTAATTCCTGTTAATACTTCTGGAAGAAAACTTTACATTGGATATTGTGATAAATATGAAATACGATTAACAGATTACCGTGACCCTGTTGTTTTTCGTAGCGATGATGAACCAACAGAAGGAATGATTTCTGGTGATAGATGGGTTGATACAAATGACTCAAATAAAATGTATTGGTATGATGGATCTGAATGGGTAGCGATTGTAATTCCAGATGTAACAGGGTTAGTTACAAAAGATGGATCAAATGAATTTTGGAGTAGACATTGTGAAATTACTTGGGACGAACCAGATATAGTAACTGGTGAAGCTCCGCCATATGATTTAATAGATCATTATCAAATTACGGTTAAGACATTATCAAATGTTACTTTGCGTACCGAAAAACGGACAAAAGCATATTATACATATTCATATGATAAGAATAAAACAGATCATGCAAAACTTGTTGTTCCTACTGCTCCATCTCCATCGATAAAATTTAGAGTTTCAGCAGTAGATTTATGGGGAAATATTTCTGCTAATTATATTGAAATTACGGCTACGGCTCCAATCCCGGCAGACGTTCTAACATCGGACATCACAATCGAAAACAGCACGGGCGACAATAGGACCAAGAAAGGGGTAACTACCGAGATATCATGGACGGATCAGGTATCGGATGCAAACAAGATAACCATGAGCCGTATCAAACATTATGTAGTCAGAATCTATAACTCGTCTGGAGTATTTCAGAAGCAGTATTACAGGTCGGCAAAGACATTTGCTTTTGAGTTCACTCCGACACTCCAGGAACAGGTATTCGGTACGATTCAGACTACATTCAAGGTGGGAATCGTAGTCCAAGATGTTTTTGATCAGACATCTACACCACAACTCGTAACCGTGTCGTCGTCCACGGTGCCGACGGTCACGGGGATCGCGCTCAAGGGAGGGGGAACGACGTTTGAATGGCGCACGTTTGCGGTAATCTGGAACGACGTCGTCAGCGCCGATTTCCCGGATTCCAGGTTCCGTCATTATGTCGTGCGCGTCCTCGATCCAAGGGACGACAGTGAAAAGCGCGTGGTGAAGGTCGGGAAAAACGAGTTCTTTCGCTACGACTACGCCGACAACGAGAAGGATTTCGGCTCCGCCTACTATCAGATCAAGATCGGCGTCAAAGCCGTCGACAAGCAGGGCGGAAGCGGAGTCGAGGCGTTCCAGACCTTCACGGCCTCAACAGTCCCGAATGTTTCCAACCTCCGAATAATCGGGCAGGCCCCCGGAGACGGCATTCAGAAGAATTCCTCCGTGGAAATCCTGTGGGACAACATCGTCCCGACATTGGCTAAATCACGGTTTTCCCACTACACGGTGACCGTGTTCGATGAATACTGGAACGTGAAGCGCGTCTACATCAATGTTGGGACACGAGAGCGATTCATCTACACCCGCCAGATGTATGAAGATGATTTTGCCAATGGAGTAGTATCCAATATCTATTTTGGAGTACACGTTTGGGACGTTTTTGGACAGATGTCGAGCGGAGTTTCAATAGTCACTTCCACTTCAACTATTCCGAATGTAGCAAATTTGCAGGTAAAAGGGGGTAGCACTACAGTTTTCACAACGCGGGACTGCGATATTGTGTGGGATAATGTCGTTTCAACCGATTTTCCTAATAGCAGATTCAGTTATTACGAAGTTCAGGTTTTCACCACCAGTCCATTCGTGCATAGACGGACAGTGAAAGTGGGCAAAAATGAGCACTACACGTATAGATACGCACAGAACTGGAAGGACCATG